CAAAAACCCCTTGCGCACGGGGGTAAGCCTCAACACTGCCGCAACCACTTTGCGCTCAGCCTTAGATTCCGTCATTGAGGTATTTCAAGGAAGGGATGCCAAAAAGCGCCGCTACTACATCAACCTTGATGGGCAGCTTGTGTATGAGCTGATTGAGGATTCGCAGCCGGTCACTGCCACTGCGCCATACAAAATCATTATGTCAGGGGCTGGTAATCCAAACACCAGCACTGAGGCGGCAACGCTGGCGGCGCACGCAATCTCACTGAATTGGGATATGGACACCACTAAGCGCGCACTATTCACCACCGCTTCAAGCACAGGCGCGCCAATCGCTGACCTGATTAAATCGGATTCACCTGACGCGCTTGGTACGGCATACAAGCGCCTTGGCGCGGCATACTTTGATGAGGCGGTTGATTATCCAGCCAATAACGATGAGCGCCTTATTACACGGCAGAATGCCGCCAAGTCATTTTTCCTAGAAAGGCACGCGCCTATTTTGTCTGGCTCGCTGACCATTCGTGGCGCTGGCACTGCAGCGTGGAATAACCTGGGGTACTCAAGTGGGTATGCGTCAATCACCATTGCTGGCAGTGCAACAATCCTTCCACCAGTACCATTCCCAGTACGGCGCGAAGGTGGAACCGCAACATTTTCAACCTTCCCGTATAAGCATAATTTTGCACCTGGAATGCAAGTTGTTATTTCTGGCATTGCGCCAGCAAACTATTGTGGAACATTTACAGTAAGCGGCACGCCATCTGCAACGAGTTTTGAATATGCGGTAACCGGCAGCCCTGCTACCCCAGGAACCCCAAGCGGGGATGCAACAGTTGTTGCATATGGCTCATTTATTCGCACAGGCACTGCGCCAAATCAGATTGTGACGGTGACAATGCCAACGCAGCACGGGATTGCCAGCGGGGCGGTGGTGACCGTGAGCGGCTTGACCGGCACCGCTGGTACATCAATGAATGGCACAGCAACGGCAACCGTGCTGAGTGACTACGCTTTCACCTATCCAAGCACTGGCACCAATGGCACAGCTACGGGGATTGGCACAGTTTCCGCAATCAGCCTTGTGCCACGATGGGAGCCAGGGCAGTGGGTTGATATCCAGGCACCAGAGCTTGGCCTTGCATCTATGTACCGCATTGAACAGGTTGATTGGGCACTGGAGCCAGGCTCATTCCAGCAGGTGATTACAATAACCTTCAACAGAAAGCCAAGCAAAACGCTTACCAAGCTCATCAGGGAGGGCGCATAGTGGCAAGGCAATACGGCACAGATTCATCAATTTTCAATTCGCTTAGCGCATCAATCACTGACGCTGATGGATTGCCGCTAATTGACACCAGCAATGGATTTGGCTCAAGCCCGCTTGGCATTTCTCTGCGTGAGCAAATCCAGTTTGGTTTGCCAAATGCAACATTCAACCTACTACCGCCTGACCCCGCCGCTGCGATTGCTGAGGGTGAAAACCCGCTGCCATTCTGGGAGCTACAGACCACCCCAAACATCAGCGCAACGGCAACCTATGACACCACCACGCAAACCTGGGGTGTAAAGATTGACCCAGGCACAGCACCAAGCGGCGATTATCTCACCCTCAAAACGCGCTCTTGGGTGACCACTGACGATAACCTTGCTCTGCGCCAAACCGCAAGCCTCACGGCGAGCAAGGGCGGCACCTATGCAGGCACCAGCCAATGGAATATGACGCTAACTGCTGAATACTTTACGAGCGCCAATACATCTCTTGGGAGTGCAGTGATTGGCACGGTGTTTGATAACACCACCTGGACATCAATAAGCGGCACCACCACGGCTGGCGGCTCTGCAATTTCGTCATCAGCTGCTTGGGCTGAATTCACGGTGAAGCTCACCGTTACGGCGGCGGTGACTAGCAGCACCTTCGCAACTATCAAATCATTGCTGCTTGCCACATCCACGCCAGCGGCTGGTGGCAATTTCCTTGTAACTGATACCTACACCGCATCAGGCACTTGGGTGCGCCCAACTGGCGTAACCAATCTTGTTGCTGTAGTTGGCATTGGTGCAGGCGGCGGTGGTGGTGGCGGCGGGCTGACTACAAGGAGAGGCACAGCGCTTGATGCAAATGCAGTTTCTGGAAACGGTGGCGGCGGAGGACGCTGGGCAATCATTCGTGATTTGTATGTTGCTGACGCTGGTTCTGTCACTATTGGCATTGGCGCAGGCGGCGGCGGCGGCACGGCAAACGCAGTTACAAAGGCAGCCACTGTGACTACTACTTACGCTCTCAATCCCACTGCGGCTGGCGATGGTGGCGCTACAACCTTTGGCTCATACCTGAGCATTCCTGGTGGCGGTGGTGGCGGCACGGCCTCAGGAACATCAGTTGGCGGTTGGGGCATCCCCGCTGGCACCATTACCACAAGCGTTTATGACAATGCGCAACTGGCTGGCGGCACTGGTCAGCCAAACAGCACAGGTGGTATCGGTGGCTCTGCTTCGCCTGCATCAGCGTTTGGTTTCTTGAGCTTCACCCCAATTGCAGGGAGTGGCATCATTGGCGGGAGCATCAGCACAGTAGTCACCTATTCAGCTGGCTCTGCTGGCTTGGTGCTGAGTGGCACGCCATTCCAGGGTGGCAGCGCTGGGTATTGTGGCGGCGGTGGTGTAGGGCCGAGCATTCAATTCGGCACCGCGCCTGTCTTTGCTGGTGGGCGGAATGCCGCGGCTGGAGCTGGTGGCGGCGGGGGTGCTTCGCTGTATTACAACGCTACAGGCACTATCTCTGCTGGAACACTCCTTGCCGGTGACGGCGGGGCTGGCACCACTTCGCACGGCGCTGGCGGCGGGGGTGGTGGGTGTATTGGTTTTGCCGCCACCACCCTACGGTATGACGCTTCAGCATTCACGCTTGAATCAGGGGCAGGGGCCGCTGGTAGCAACGGCGTAATCTATGTCATTTACATTGCGTGAGGTGTCAAATGAAGTATGCGTTTATTGATGCAAACAGCGTGGTGGTAACCATTATTACTGGCGCGCTCAACGAAATCCAACAGCAGCAATTTTTGGATGATTACCACAAGCTGTTTGGTGCGGTAGCGATTCTTGAGGTGCCTGATGGAGTCACCGCCTGGATTGGCGGGGTGTATGATTCTGAGCAGGGGTATCTACCCCCAGCGCCAGAGCCAGAGCCTCAGCCAGAGCCTCAGCCTGAGCCACAGCCGGAGCCTGACCTATGACAGCAAGCCAAAGCAGCGAGATTTTAAAGCGGCTTGACCGCATTGAAAAAGACCTGACCGAAATTAAAATTGATTTGGCAGAAAGCAGGGGGGCGCTGAATCTGGCTAAGGGCATTATTTTCCTATTGGGGCTGACTGGCTTGGGCGGCTTGATTACTTGGCTGCAAGGGCAGGGTAAGTGATTCTAAAGGTGCGCTCGCAGCTTGGCTTGGCAGAGCGCCTTGGCGTTAAGGCTATGGACGATTGCGGCCCTGCTTCGCTCGCCACAGCTGCAACGGCACTGGGCTTTGATACCACCACCAAGCAGGCGCACAAGGCGTGCGCCGATGCTGGGCGCGTTGACACACCTACCGGCGCAGAGGGTACGAGCGCCGCGCAGCTGCGTGAGGCTGCAAAGATTCTGGGATTGAGGGGGCGCATTGTGTATGACTGGAGCGATGCAAGCAACAAAGTCAAGAGCGGCAGCATCCTCATCTTGAATATCCAAGCCAGCCAAAAGGTAGTGCCTGACCGCTTGCGCTCAAAGTGGCAGCGCGATTACTGGCGCAAGCAGCCGCTTGCAACCTACGGGCACTGGGTGGTGCTTGCGTATAGCAATTCCACTTGGGAGTATGCGTGCCCTACGATGCAGGAAGGCAAAGAGGGAAGGTGGGCAATGCCTGATGAGGTGAAGGCGCTGCGCGATAGCAAGGGCAATGCTGGGTTTCCAACACCCCCCGCAATGGTGTTGATTAATAAAAAGGAGGCACCTGAATGAATCCGTTGATTAGTGACCTATTGAATGCGTTGATTGTGGGCTTGGTGCCCGTGGCAATTGGTGCGCTTGGCTATCTTGGGAAGCAGCTGGTGGATTACCTGCAAGCCCGTATGAGCACTGAGCAGTTTGCAATGGTTGAGGCACTTGCCCGCACGGCGGTGCGCTCCATTGAGCAGACACTTGGCACAGAGGAAGGCGAAGCCAAAAAGGATGCCGCACTTGCGCTGGTAAAGGCGGAGTGCCTGAAGCGCGGCTACAGGCTTGATGATGCAGCCATTGGCGCGGCGATTGAGGCCGCGGTGTATCAAGAGCGCCTTAAGCGCTAACCGGCAATGCCGCTGACACCACAGAAAGCGCCACCGCCCTGGGGGCGCTGTGAGGTGTGTGGATTGACTGAGCGGGTATGGAAAGCCAATGAGCGTATCGTTGCGCTAGGCGCTGGTTACGGGGTGGTTGAGGGAGAGGGCTACTGCCGCGAATGCATTGCGCTGGCTGTAGAGCTGGCAGGCTCAGAGGATATTGACTAAGCAGCCCTGAGAGGCTGCTTGACCCCCGCCCGTACCCTCCTCACGGGCGGGGGCTACCCTCCGATTGTTACTATCCAGCCTGCATAAAAAATAGCCACGCAACAGCCGTTGCAAACGGCTTGACAGCGTTGCAGGGGTGGGTGTACCTTGTGGGAGTCAGGGAGTGAATTCACCAAATGGTGAGCCTGGCAGGGAGTGAAAAAATGGCAAAGCTCGTACGCACGAGGTATTGGGTGGTTGAGCGCGATGCTGCCGGTGACTGCGTGGGCGATTATCTCAGCGCTGCAACGCATCAGGATGCGCTCAAGCTCTTTCGTCAGATGTATCGTGCAGCCGATGCTGACACGGTAAGAATTGAGCTTGGCAGGATTATTGATTTTGAAGGCCCTGCCCAGAGTGAGCAGGTGCTAAAGGTGTGGGAGGTTGCACGATGATTACCCTGCTTGCTGAATGCGCCAGCGTGGTGCTGTTTATTGCTGCAATGGTGCTGCTCTTGGCAGTGGGAGGTATGGCGTGAAGCTCAACAGGGCTGATGAGCCGGTGGTGCTCACCGATATGCGCCCGCTCAGTGTGCCGCGCTTGGTGCGCGGTGAGCAGCGTGCAGACAGGCTGCGCTTTGTGGCGCAACTGCTCTTTGCGCTTGCTGGCTGGGTGTTTATCTATGCGTGGCTGAGCTAGTGCCGCTTTATGTCTACCAGTGCCAAGTATGCAAGGCGCTTGATGAGCGGCTGCAAACGATTGATGCGCCACTTACTCCGCGCTGTGAAAAGTGCGGGTGCTTTATGGTGCGCCTAATCAACGCACCGGCGGTGCAATACAAAGGCTCAGGGTGGGCAAAGCAGGATAGAAAAAAGGAGGGGAAGTAAATGGCAAGAGTGTTTGAATTCGTGAAGGCCGCGCAGCGCTCACCAGAGTGGTTTGAGCTGCGCAAGGATGGAATCACCGCAACTGATGCGGTGGTTATTGCAGGATTGTCACCGTACAAAACCCGCTACGAGCTGTGGGCACAAAAGAGTGGGCTGATTGATGAGCAGCCAGCAGGCGAGGCTGCCACGCGTGGCATCCTGCTTGAGCAGGCGGTGGCTGATTGGTACACGCTAGAAACCGGCAGGAAGTTGAAGCGCAGCAATGGAATCGTGCGGCGCATTGACACCCCGTGGGCAATGGCGAGTCTTGACCGCACGGTGGTAGGTGAGCCTGGTTTGGTGGAGGTGAAAACCAGCACCAGCAGCCGTTGGCAGCTGTACCCCGTGCCACCTGAGTATGTGGCGCAGGTTCAGTGGCAAGCATTCTGCACAGGCGCACCGTGGGTTGATGTGGTGGCGCTGCTTGGTGGCTTGAAGTTTAGGTGTGAGCGCGTAATCGCTGACCCTGAATATCAGCAAGAGCTGTACCGCAAGGCGGTGGAGTTTCGTGAGTTGATTGCCAGCGGCAAGCCGCCAGAGGTGATT